GCTGAAATATTTCCTGCAGCTGTGATATTACTTGCCGCCGTAATATTACTTGCTGAAAAGGCAACATCAGTACGATTCAAATTTCCAGCGTGCCAATAATCAGAACGTCCATTTAATTGACCGGCATTGCTCGCTGTTGCAGCATTGCCAGTTGTATTCTGATTCCAGGTTGGCACAGTTCCCCCAATTTCACTATAATTATATGATGGTTTAGTACTTGCCTTCGCCCAAGCGTAAATTGTTGGATCCGTTTCCGTATAACTTGTTAAATAACTTCCTGCCGGTTGTTTTGCATTCCAATATGCTTTTTCTGTATCGGTTGTAAATCTATTACTTGCATCCTGAGTAATGATGGACGCAGGATGATTTGCCGGATGTGAATAATTTGTGTAACCGGCAGGATTTGAACTTGAGTAAGGAGTAAACCCTAAAGCCCCTGTCACTTGCCCTGATGTTATACCAGTAAGATAACCCATGGAAGTCCACGGAGTGCCTGTTACATATCCCATACTTGTCCATGGAGTTCCTGTTACATAGGTTCCCTTCAACTGATAAGTATTTGCAGCCCTTTGTCTACTCAATACACTAACATTTGTTGTATCTAAAGAAATAGTCCCCGCACTTGTTATAACTCCTCCCGTCAATCCTAAACCAGTACTAACACTGGTAACACCTGCTCCTGGTATTTGAGAAACTAAAGCTAATGTTCCACCGCTTGAAGGCAACGTCACATTATGGGAAGCTATGTCTGTGGGAGCTAATAATATAGTTTGCCCAGTGCCACTATGCAGGGTCAGATTAGATCCTTCCAACCATCCTTGAGTCACTATATTTGTGGAAGCATTAATTCCAGTTCCACTAATATTCCCTGCTGCATCCCTTCTAACAATCATATTCGGGGTTGCAGAATACGTTGCGCCATGAACATTTCCTGTAACATCTAATGAATGAGCTTTAGGGGCATAAGTATTAGCCGCTCTTTGTCTTGAAAGAATCACTGTACTTGCCGTATCCACTAATAATATTCCTGCAGTAACAATAGTACCTCCACTCAAACCAAGTCCACTTCCTACTGAAGTAACCGTTCCTGTATTTGCCGTAGCTCCTGCTGCAATATTATCCAATTTGACTTTGTCCGCTGATGTCATGAATCCGTCTACTGTTGTAGTTACATCAGCATGAGCCGTTCCTCCTGATCCTACATGTGCTATTGGGGTATATAATCCAGAATGATTCCCCCAACCATATGCCGTATTCCAATCTGTAGAAGTTCCCCCAGCGGCGGTTATTGTAGTTCCTACTGTCAAAGCACCTTGAGCAAATATATTTTGCGCTCTTGTATCTTGATATGTACTATTTGCAATATTTACAAACTTAAATTCAGAATCCGATTGAATCAGTCCAGTATTAAAAATAACATTAGTTGGAAAGTTAACATACTGTTTTGGTAATGATGTTAAGTCATATTCAGCCCCCATTGTTATGCCTGTAAAAAAAGTGGGCGTAGGATATGCTGATTGACAAGTTACTTTAATACTTATCCCATTATTGAAAGTTGTCCTATGAGAAATTGGTATATCATAAGTCGATGTAGCTGCATTCCAATATATATCCCCTATTGCAAATTGAGCAGGAGTTTTATCGAATGCTTCTGTAATTCTGCTTGTATTATTCCAAAGTACATTACCAGTATTTAGCCCCATGGCAAACAACTTTGTAAGTCTCCCATTGGCATTAGCCCCACCATAATGTGCAGTAATCTCTACTTCGATGGTCCCGGCAAAACCAATATTAGGTAATTGTATATTTACCGCGCGGTTTGCTAATGAACCAGTAAATAAGTAAAAGAATACTTTTTGCGAATACTTGCTATCATTAATTATACCATTTAAAGTAGAATAATCAGTAACAGTAAAAGTATTGTTAATACTAGTAGCCCCGCTAATACTCCCACCCGTCACCGGAAAATAAATACCTGTATGTAAGTGATCCCCATAAGCCGCTGTGGTATGAGTAATTCCAAATCCCGGAAAAGAAACCTCCCTAATATCGACCCCCAAAGTACAGGTAGCAATTGTTTTAGTCCCTAAAAGAGGAGATAAAACAATATACTCCTGTCCTGTGGCATTGTTTATTATTTTTGTGCTAATTGATAGATTGCTCCCAAAAGGAGTTACATCATTTATAACTTTCAGGATCAATGTTGGAGATGCTGAAACAAAGAGTACCCATAAAATAAACAAAAATAATATAGATTTTTTCATGATTAAAAAAATAAGGTTTGATTAATAAGAGTACTCAACTAAAATCTTATCATACTGACCAATTGTTGATCCAATACGGATTCGATTGCCCCCCACAATAATCCATTGTGTGGTTGATTTAAGAACCGATCCATTTACTGAAACAGTGATAGTCCCCACAATAGGCGTTTGGGATAGCGTAAAATGGTAATGGTTTACCGCAGCACTATCAGCCGTTGCCATCTCCATTTCATCCACCTTTGCTATTTTCACCAATGCCGCTGTTGCCGCTTGATTACCGTTCAGTTTATTGACGGCTTGTACAATATTATCCGTTGCAGCCACGGTTCCTGCGGCCGAAGAATAACCGGTTAACACCTTCCCAATCACCGCCGCATTCGTAACCGTTGTTGCATTCCCTACGCTGGTAACCTCACCGGTTAGATTGATGACAGTTGCCGCATTTAATTGTGTAAAAGAAGCCGTGGCTGTAGTCAGCGTAGCGGTGTTAATAACTCCTGCCGTCGCCACCCAGTATTTTCCGTCCGCAATATTATAAACCTTTGTCCCGATTGGAAGATTTACACCAAAAGCAGTTGTAGCATTTTGAATCCGCATATCTGCTACTGCGGTTAATTGCCCGAATGAATACCCACTCAAGAGCAAAAACACAAAAACAATCAATAATTTCTTCATGATAATTAATTTTGAATTTTTAAAACATCGTATAATTTGGGATCAATATATAGAGTGATCGACGTGGTTCCCCACCCCGTCCATCGCGAATTGTTAAGTAAATAACCATTATAAAATACCTGGGCAGTTGATTTTAGAGTAAAGGGTAATGAATAAGTATACACTCCATTACTCACCGATTGTTCGAAAAAGGCGAGTGCCTCTTGTTTCGCAGTCCATGCACTTTTTTCCGTGTCGGTTACAAACCTGTTGGAAGCATCCTGCGTAATTGCAGAGGCATTGTGGGAATGGTCTCCATTTGCTGCCAGTGTATGAGTTGTGCCAAATCCAGGAAAGCTTACAGTTGATGACGGCGCATAATTGGTGCTTACCGAAATTGTACCATCACCCGTAACGGAAACGCCGGAACCAATTTTTACACCTCCCAATACAGCAGATGTGGAATAGGGCAAAGTGTAATCCGTTCCGGGTATTTTTTCCCAAATGGTGCCATTGTATTGTGCTTTATCTCCAACCGCAAAAGTTTGTCCCAATGCCGTTCCTGCAGTAGTACACCTGTAATACCATCCTGTTGTTCCAGTTCCATTTGCTAGTGTTGGGGAATTTGTATTTGCATTCCATACACCTTTATACACATCACCCCCCATTGTCGAGGGATCGTTCATATATACAATATTTTTATTTGAATCGAGGGCAAGCCATTTCGATGGTATTCCCTTCGATAATAAAATAGTATCTATATTTATTTGGAACTTTTTATTATAATCGTCTATAATTAAGTTTTGACCGTGGTAATCATCTTCTGTTTTAGTTTCCCCAATTCGGATTGGGAACGCCCTTTTTTGATCAAATGGATAACTTAGGTACGTAGTTAAATATAATTCATTATTTGCACCTATACCTAAACCGGCTTGATAAGTATGTTGATCTGATTTATTATAATGCTCAAAACTGATACCGGCATTGCTTAACGCACTTGATTCCGTATAAAATTCATCATCATAGGTAGTCTTAAAAACCCCGGCACTTATTCTTCCATCTAAGTATACCCAATTCTCATAATTGTATACCATATTACCATAAATATCCCCATTATAAAAATAAGCATAGCCAGGATTTTCTGATTTTTTAGATGGGTAAGGTGCATATTTATACCCATCCCAATGTAATATATCATCCGATATGGATGGGATACTACTTCTTTTATACCAGTTACCCCATTGTCCGGTTATTGACCGGAACCTGACCGAATCAGTTGTTTGTTCAAAATAGGCAATCGAATCTTTTTTCAATTCGGTACCCTTCCAGACAAATTTGTCGCCGGCGGTCAGTTTTGTTGTTGCTTCAACCGTATATCCTTTATATGCCTGCGAATAAGCAATCATTGTAAACAAAAGGGCAAGTGCAGATAATAGAATTTTTTTCATGGCTAATTTTGTTTAAAATAATATTCAACTTCAACCCCTTCAAGGTCTTCGCTTTCGTCGATCGTGAAATTGAAACCTGAAGCGGTAATTGTCAGACCGTAATACAGCACATCCTGGTCGATAAATTTCCCGGGTGCGACTTCGACCACCCTGTAAACTTTTAAGTTCGACCGGCCAAATGGCACGCCGTTAAATTCCTGCGCAAATTGTTTATTTACTGTGCGTTCTGAAATATTTTTGATTGTGGAAAAATCTTCATGTTTTTCGTTAATAACGACATCGGGAGGAACCACCACATTGTTATGTTGATAGCGGATATCGTCGATTGCAAAGTCGATGTTATTGGGCCAGCTGCCGGCCAGCGAAATTTTGAATTTGTCAACCGCTTGTTTCGAGGGTGCAAAAGTGTACATTGGTAATGCCACCATTTGCCAGTTTTCGTTACCCGAATTGTAATCGTGCGATTGTGCCGGTGATATCAGTACCCTTCCTGTCATCACGTCGCCGAGGTACGCATCAATCAGTAACATCGTTCCCGGTAACCATTCAACCGAGCTTTTGAGCATCATTGTCAGGATTCCGCCCTCGACTGTAAGCTGTCCGGGACCCGTAAATGTGAGTACAATATTCGCCGGGGCATAAGTGGTAACCGCTCGGTTGGTTGGCAAAGTACGATCGTCGAATGCGCGAATGGCGCGCACGCAGAAATTATTGTTTTTGTCGCGGGTGTAGGCGGTGCCGTTTGCAAAACTGATAGCTCGTGCCCGTTTCCACGAACTTTCAGAACTCGACCAGTATGTTTTTGATCCAAAATTTCCAATCGCAAAGCGGTTAATATACATTGCGTTCAGCTCCAGTTCGGCTGGTAAAAAGTAATCGTTGTGCCCTGCAATTATCAGTTGTTTGCAAAATTTGATGGCATGTTCCCGCGCAGCATCGTTTGCAAGCATAAGCGCCGAGTTTGCAGCGCCGGTTCCAATTTCGACACCCTCGGCACCTGTTGTATAAACCGATACGCCCGAAAGCTGCGACCAGAATACATCGGTTGCAGCATCATTTTCGGCTGCTACTTCTCCGCTATGTCCGTCGTCGGCAAGCCAGAAAATGACGCCTCCCAGTTCATCGCTTTTGTCGCCGATGTGCCGTAGCGGAAATTCAACCGCTGAATCGGGAATAGCGATAGCGATTTTAATCCGTTTCGCACCATTGTAAGGGGCATCCGGATATTCGAAATCGACGAGACAGTTTGGATCGGCTTGTGCTGAAGTTTGCCATTCGACCACTGCCAGATTTTCGTCGTATATTTTTTCGAGTTGAACGTTTGATGGTTCCGTTGCACCAGCAGCAATGTAGATAGTCATTACCTCGAGCTCATTTGAGGTGATGATTGGGGTTGTGGGGTTAATGGCCGCGATACCGGTTTTTACACCTAAATTTGAAAACTGGTCGAGGTAAAGCATATCTATGCGTGCGAGGTTTGCGTCTGCCGGGGCAAGTATTAGTTGCTTTGCAATTGCAGTATAAAGAACTCCCAAAATCCGGTATACCATGTTGGTCGACTGGTAGGTCAATCCGCTTGTCCAGACCACCGTGCCGCTAATCAATTCGGTAGTTACATCTGTCGTTGTACCGCCATTTACGATGTTGCTGATATATTGTGCAATTTGGTTCCAGGTAATATTATCGATATTGGTTGACGCGGTGGCGCTTAACTTACCATTCAGGTATTTAATCGTTTTACCGTCGACCAGTCCGGGAAGCGCTCCGCCCCAGAGTTGCGCGAATGACAATACCTGCCACAGGTGCGAAAAAGGACTTTGGACAGCCATCAGCAGGTTGTCCGAGTATAGAGCCGCAGTCAGTCCCGACAGCAGCTCAGTTAAAAAAAAATCAGCCAACCCCTCCGGCGCTGGTAGCGGTGTGACGATCCGTTCGAGATTTAGCAATTGCGAATCGGTGCCGATCCGGTAAACAAATTCAAAGTCAGACTCATCTTCGTCGGTTATTGCAACAATTTTCGACGAGATAACGGCAATTTGTTTCATCGCACCATCATCGCGGATCAGGTATTTTTTACGCGACAGAAAAAAATCTTTAATCCACTCCGAACTGTATTTATCGAGAAATCCGGTCGACTGTTTTATTTCGGGTGCTTTCTCAACATCGTATTCACCAATTGAATCATTGGCATAAATAGCGGTTTTGTGCGACAGTTTCTGATCTTCTTCGGCCTGTCCGGTGAATGAAATTGAATCGATCGATCCCAACGTATTAAGCCACAAAAATACATGCTCATTTAAATTCGGGTTCCGCAGTTGGTAACGCTGAATGGACGTTACCCGCGCTGCATCCACTTCGTACCAGATATCCCATGCCACCACCTGTCCGCTGTGCCCTGCGCCGATCAGAAATGCAGAAACGACACCCCAGCTTGTATTGACGTAATACATATTTTCCGCGAAAAGGTCAGCATACGTAGTTTGAAAACTGGTACTGTTCGCATAATATGCTTTTATTTTGATTTCGCCTCCTTCGGTACCCGACCACATTTTCAACCATTCGGGTTGCGTTTGCAAAATAAATTTTTCCTGTGGCTGCCAGGTAAGAAAGTGCGATGCAAGAAACGATGTGGCCGTTTCTTGTAATTCATCTACACCCCCTTTGATTACCTTAAACTGGATCCCGGTACCACCATCGATTGTTGCAGTGAAAGTTGCGATATCGGAACTGGCAATATTAAGCACAAACAGATTATCTGGAATAATCGTGTCGAGCAAACGACTGACAATTTCTTTTATATCAACCGATACCAGGTTAGTGGTATTAGGCTGATATTTTTCGCTTAATACCAGGTCGGCATCTTTTCTCAATTCGAAAATTACCTCGGTTGACGAGGTAATTTCGAATGTTTTCAGATTTCCGGCAAATGAAAGCGTATCGGGTTGTTGGGTGATGGTGCTCATATCGTCAATGTTTTTCTAATTATCAGTCAATATTTTGCCATCGACCATTATCATTTCACCTTGGTGATAAATTGGCAGGTTGGTATGTTCGACCGGGATGGTTTCGATGTATTCGAAAGCGCCAATATCGGGTAGACCTACAATTTTGTTACCTGAAAAATCGGTTGTTAAGCCCACATTTGCGCCCATGTTAATTACCGGACTGTTACCATCTGGCTTATACTCTGTGTTTATTTTTGGATCTACACTTAACGAATGTCCATCTTGTCCTGTGGCTGATTTATAGGCCGAAAATGTTATCGAAGTATTTAGATTGTAAATCCTTAAAGCCCGTGTATTATAAAAAAGATTGTAGTCAGAAGTGAAAGTATTGGTTCCAATCCTGAAAATGTCATACGATGCCTGTTCATTTGAAATAATACAGTTTTTTATTGTATAATTTCCTTCGCCTTGTAATACTATTGCACCCCGTTGTGATGTGGATGACGAATTTGCGTCAATCACAGAGTTGAATAACTTAACATCGCAAACATACATTGAAGGGTTAGCGTCACTCGAAGGGTTTGAATAAAAATTAACTCCAGAACTATTTATCATTCCACCTGAAGCACCATCCTGATTCGAATAAATCAATAAATTGTAAGCTAACACATTTCTGGAACCGCTCACCCTGAAACCCGTTTGATTATTCCGCATAATTCCTCTTCTGACGATTGCACCATCAGTATCATCAATCCATATACCGGTTTCAAAGGTCCATTCTGTTCCCAGGCAATTGCTTTCAGATATGAAATCCTCAATAACGATGTTGTATGAAAAATTTTCAATTTGAACACCAGATGCTGCATTATCATGTGAGTGAAAATTTTTAAATGTGGCTTTCCTCACTCCCCAGGTATTAATCCCTTGGCGTAAATTGTGGTCTGTCTCAACACCGTCAACAATAATATTTCTGCTTATTGTTGCTGTATCTCTTATCGTCATTCCCGACTGTTGTACATTGATACCATCAATTGATCCATGTGAATAGCGTCCGCCAATTACGGATATTCCGTTCATCTTTGCGCCAATCAAAAGAGGATAAAGACCTCCGATAGATTGAACATTTTTTAATGTAATATCAGAACCCCAGTCTGTAACACCTCCTATGTATATTCCTTTGCCTGAACCCATGGCATAAGTAGAATATACCGGAAGTGTCGAAGTCATATTCATTATCTCAATATGATTGCAAGTTTCTAAATGAATATTTTCCTGAACAGCGTTTTGGCAATTGATTCCTGAAATACTTAAATGGTTTTTTTTAATAGCATATATGCAATAATTCCGTGTGGCTTGTGCGTCAATGACTACATTATCGCTTCCGTAATTTTTTAAAACAATCGGATTTCCCTCCGTGCCTGAAGAGGGGAAAGAAACAGATTCGTTATAAGTTCCTTCCTTCACAAAGACCGTATCACCGGCCAAAGCAACACTCAGGGCTTTTGCGATTGTGAGATAAGGCGAAGAATAGGTACCCGAATTGCTGTTGCTTCCAGTTTTGGCCACGTAACGATTTGTTGCCTGGGTATTCAAGCAAATAAGAAGAAGTAATATCGTGATGATTTTTACCATGCCGTTGTTGGTGTTTTTGACCAATGATTATCTTCATAACAATCGTACCTTGCAGTTGACGTAATTCTCCACTCTCCTTTTTTGCCTGGAGCAGTTGCCGATGCAGGAGCTGTGTCCCATTTGTTAAAAACATCCAATAATGAAATCGAATCGGGTTTAGCAGTGATTTCGCTCCATGCGGGCACATATGTGATTGGGCGGTATAACCCGGCATGATTACCCCAGCTTAAAACAGTGGCTATGTTGGCGATCTGTGCTGCTGTGGGGATAGCATAACCCGGGGATAATGATATTACGATGGTCCCACCTGTTGTTATAGGAGATCCGGTAACGGTTAATCCGGGTGGAACGGTGACCGCAACGTATGATACGGTACCCGAACCTGCATCGAGTATTATTGCAGCGAGCGAATCGAGGAATTGCTTAAATGGTACTGGCTGCATTTCCTTGTTGGCGTTTGGGACTTCGATGGTCCCTGAAAATCTAATATCGTTTGTAAATTCCCGTTTTTGGGTGTCGGGGTAATATTTCTGACCAAAACCTGCAAGGGTGCAGGATATAAATACAATAAGGGTTATAATTTTTTTCATATCTATATAAAATTGATTTCGACTGTTTGTTCTGTGCCGGTTCCAGGAATTGTGATAAAATAGTTATCATCCTCCGTTACGGGTGCCATGCGTTTATAATTAAGTGGCATACCATCTGAAGTAAAAACAGATATAAAGCGCGGTGGTGTTTTCTGCAAAGTGTCATAGTCATAATCGTCTGCCGGAATTACTACAAAAACGGGCGGGTTTAGCGCTAATGATGAACCACGTGACACGGTTACATCTACCTCTCGCGCTCCTGTACCGCTTGGATCGAAAGCCTCGGTGAATTTTTTTGTTGTAATTACCGTATGTATGATCCATTTCCCTTCGAGAAATGTCTGGCGCCATCCATCCGCGAAAATGATTAAAATATCTACCAGGTAAGTATCAGCTGTAATAGCAATATTATGACGCTTTATCGCAAAAATAAAATTGCTCCGGATCTCTATTTTGCTGTTGATTGTCGAGTATTCTGCAACAACCAGGGCGCTCGCTCTTTTACGTAACTGCATGTATATTTTGGCATCGGCCAGCGAATTTGCCGGGATTTCCGGCAGCCTGAAAACAACATCATCGTACGAATTGCCGTACCAGGCTTCGGGGAAATCGTAATGTTGAATTGGATCTGACATGTTATAAGTATTAAATACTATTACTATTCAGCAGCCCACGCGCTCTATGTGAACCTATTGACTACCTCGTCAAAACAGTCCAGAAAGGCTTACTGCTGTCATTATTAGGTGATCTGTATGCTTGTAAATTGGCCTTATCAATTAATCCCTGTCCGGTAGGAGCACCAGACCCGACAACTCCTGTCAGATCAATGTACCTCGTAGTAGTTGCCTTTGCCACATCTCTGTTTGCCCACATGTCTGCAAGTATTTGATTAATATTATTTGACGTAAGCAATAATCCGCGTAGGTCTAAATTATACAATGCACCTAAATTCAAAACATTTGGACATATAATCCCACCCGAGTTGGTCGCAATAACTACGTTTATAAACTTGTTGTTAATACTAATATCTCCAGAAAGCGCATTATTTCCTGCTGCGGAAAAAGAAACCAGAGACGGAAGATTATTTATATTGCCAGATAAGGTATTTAAGCCTGCAATGGAGAAATTTGTAAGTGACGTAACTACACCGATATCTCCTCCTAAAGATGGTGCATTAGCAACATTTTTCCATCCAGGATACGGTATATTAAATAACCTGTTTCTATCCATTGTAAGTATTGCTGGCCCCGTACATTTAATATACAATGTTAATGTAGTTGAAGTGGTAGCCAAAAACAGTTTTGTTGGATTAAGCGTTCCGGCAGCATCAGAATAAAAGTTTGCATTTCCACTTAACTTAAACGCAACGATAGCATTTGTAAAAACCGTCAATTGAGCAATGCCAGAGCCATCGCCCGTTTGTGTTAGCGTAAAGTCATACGATTTAGCGACAACCCCACCTAATCCAATAATCTTCAATTTGCTCACAAACAATTGACTCATCGGATATGCTCCTGCGGTAGTTGGGTGCAATAAATCAGCATAAAAAGTTGCATTTGTACAGTCGGCCAATTCGGGTACTGTGTCTGTATCTAAGATTTTCACTTCCGGAAATAAAACTAAGTCGTTTCGGAGCGAATTATTAAATACGTTTCGTTCTATTTCAAACTGTGCCGACCGTCCACCCTCCGTTGATGGTGTCATTGTGTATGTAAATATTCTTTTATGCCCCGCTAATATCCGTGCTTGGATATATGATTTTAATGCGTTATAGGTTGCAGTGCCGCTACCAACAGTATTATCTACATTATTTACACCATTGTAAATAATCAGTAAATTTTTATTTGTTGATGTTTCAACCACAATCTTACTATCAAGAGTTGCCGCCCTACTGACCATTGCTGCAATATTAGTACCACCAACGGCACCGTTATAATAACCCGATGTATTAATCCCATATTTAAAAAGATTATCCATCGATGTACCAGTCGCAACAAAAGAATGCCCCTCAATCATTAGATTTGCCGATGCTGTATCTTTAAATGTGTTTGACAATGCCCATTGTCCCCCCATTCCCCCGAATGCCTTCGTAAATGTTCCCATTTTATGGCCGTATTTCGATGTGAATAAATCGATTATTCAAAACGCCATCGGCAAGGACTGTCGTATCGGCAGCGGCGTAAGTAAGCAGCGTCATTACATTGGCACTCGTGCGGTTTATTTTGTATAAATTACCTGATTGGTCAGTATATACATCATCGACAGGCACCGTTTTGCCCGATGTAAAAGCACCCGTTTTGGTGAGGGTAAAAGTGCCAACTGCTGTCCGTGCCCAAACCGGAGCGCCAATTCCATCTTCGAGCACATTGCCGGTTGGTGCCGTAGTGCCGGTTTGTGTGAAAAAGCCTTCATAAATTTTTGGTTTTGTGATAAACCATGCTGAAATATTTTCTGCAATTGAAGTACCGTTCGGTTTTATAAACGAATCCAATAGTTTGTTAAGTGTTCTGTTCATGTCTTTCAGTATTACGGTGAATAATTTTATTTTTCCGAAAGATAGAATTGGGAGGGGGCGGTATAAAGGACAGTTTTTGAGAGAGGGAGAAGGGGTGAGGGGGAGAAGAGGTGAGGGGGCGAATTAGAATTTGACAGGATATAGAAAGCCCTTCGAGCGTTCGCAGACCCTCGAAGGGCAATGAAGATTACGCACGCAATTTATTAAGATCGTTGCGCAGGTGGCTAAGGTTATTGATGATCTCAGTCGCTTGCCGGTGATTCTCGCCTTCGAGCGTATCGAGCAAACTACCTATAAAGCACACAATTCCGGCAAGTGTTTCGCTGGTTGCGATCAAATGTTCGTTATTGTCGGTTTGAAATGCACGGAGCATTTCGATTGCTGCAGGGGTTAGTATTATCCCTTCGATCTCAAGGTTGGCTGTTGATATGGTATTTGGTTTCATCTCATTATTTTTTATCGGTTTTTTTGATGGGTTTAAATGGGCAGATCGCCCTAACTAAAAAGTTCGTGATTGTTTTTTTCGGGTGTTTTTCCCGACTTATCGACGAATATTGACGATAAATCGAAAAAAAGAGCACGCTTATGAAATAACTTGGATTCCCCGGTTCCTCACTTGTCCGTGTGGGGGCTTACCGTATATCTAAAAAATCGGAGCCGGGATTTATACGACAGGAAAAAAGTCCGAAGCTGTATTTCAGAATTGAAGGATTTTTCAGAATGTGGAAAATAGTGAAAAGTTGCATAAGGTGGAAATTAAGGTTTGGCGATTGTTCAAAATTAATCAAACAATGATACGAAATCACTAAATATGTAATTTGTAATGATTTCAATTAAACATACTACTTAGCGCCATTTAAACGGTAAATAGTTCTGATTCAACCAGTGAGATTCCGGATGGTGTAATATCGAATTTCAACGAATTGACCAGGTAATTCACTGAGGCAATATTTTGTTTTTCTGCCCAATTAAAATTTGTATAATCAGTAACCGATAACCGGAAATATTGCCGTTTTTGTTTGCGCCGTATCTTCCAGTCAGCTTCATCTTTTACGAGCTGTGCAATAATGCTTCTTTCACCTATTGTGCGCATGCTGATTGTTCCTTTTGCGATTTCGGCACGGTCGTAAGCATCGCCCGATATAACGGGATACCTCACTGCTATACGTGCATCATCCTGATTTGTATAGACTTTGAGACCCCAGTTGAATAAAAAAGCAATTGGCGGATCTTCATATTTGCCGCCATTAAACCAAATATCGATGAAATTATTCATCTTTTGGTTTATTTCAGGCATTTCAATATCGACATCCCAGGTTTTTGTTATTACATGATTGCCGGTATAATCATTAACCTGTATTGATTGAGTAACAGATCGTGTTTCTAATCGCTGTCCGACAATTGTTATCTCAATTTCGTTTTCCCCTTCGCCTCCGCCCGAAATAAATGGTTGATATTTGCCAGTGTTTTCCCACGCGAAAACGTCCGGATCGTTTGTATTTTCTTTTGGTTGTAATATGGTTACAAAATAGCTGTCGGTTGATACGGTATGATATATATATTCCTGTGTTAATAAGGTTGCTTCCGGAATCTCGGCATAATTGGCCACCGATACCAAAATTTTCGCACGGATAGATGTAAATATGGGTGATTCTATGATAGGTGACAAAAGGATATCTGCGGTTGCATCTTTATAACTGACAGTATAGCCATCGGCAGGGATTGTCATTACCGGAATATCTTTTAACGCATGATCGTTTAATAAATGGCTAATTGATTGCGAATTAATGATATCTCGCACCAATTTTACGGATGCTGTTTTTAATTGATCGTTTGTTACGATTACAATTCCAAATTGACGTATTATTTTTAGGAAGTCTCTAACATTCATTTGGTTGAATGCATATTTGTAATTGCTGTTATAGGCTCCCCACATATTATTAAGCGACAATAAAAACCACTTCGACAGATCGGGGATTGTTGCCATATCGTCGTCGGCAAGTGTCAGTCCCAACAATTCAATGATGCGTTTTAAGATATACCTCACATAAAAACTGTAAGTTATTACATTCGATTGATTACCAACAACATTAATTAGTAACCCGGTTACAGGATTATAGCCATTTATATAATCGGGTAGTTTCCATGTTCCTTCTGTATCGGTAAATGCTTTGTTGTTAAAAAACGGCGCACATACATAATTGCATTCCGGATAATGGCTATTGAGTGTATAAGTTCGCATTGATAATACGTTGTCTGATGTCATATTATCAGTGTTCTCTGTTCCAAATTCCAGGTCCATTAATTTTTTTGATTCGGCTATTTTTGCAAACGATGTTTTTGACGACTGCAGCGTAATCGGGAATTCCCCATTATCAACATCTCCAAGTGCGACGGCATCGCCAACCATCAACTGGATGCCGTCGACGATCAATATTGCATCCCACCTGAACGACCTGGTTACATTTTGTATTCTGGCTGCATGGTTAAGAATCTCCGCATTGGGTTTATATGGTATCGTGAACGGGTACGAAAAAGCATTTATTTCGTTAAAATATGGGTTCATAGCTGTAATCCCTATTTTTGTGTCGGGGAAGAGCACCGCCTGGTGACCGTTGAGATATAGTTTTATCATGATGAAGCTATTTATAAGATAATTGGGCGATCACAAAAGATCACCCTTACTACTTTGTGAGGGCATTGAATTTGCTGATATCTTCGAGGCTTTCTTCAATCCCATTATGCCCGTATTTATTGATTTTTGCGGTAATGCCCGATTTTAGCATCTGTTTCAAATCTTTGATAAGTGCTGTCAGCTCCGGATCCTGTAGCACCTGTACGCTCGTACTTCCTCCACCTTCTACAGATGATTGATAATTTGGCGAAGTTGCGTAACCACCATCTGCATAACCTCCCGGTTTGGTCATAGATGCAACTCCAGTACGCAGATCGAGGCTGGAGAGTGTTTTATTTCTCCGTGCCTGCTCGAAAATGTCGATATAAGGTTGCAATCGTGGATTATTGACACCTTCCTGTGGGATTACATATTCGCCTGCATGGACAATTCCTGCCGGTTCGTATTTTCCGCCCGGGCGTGTGTAACCACCATCGGCTTTACCCTTGTCTCCTCCAAGAATTAGTGCTTTAGCGGTGCCAAAGGCGGCTTTCATCAGTACAATTTTTGCCATTGCTGTAGCAATACCCCAAAACCCCTTTGTTCCAATGTCAGTAATTGTTGTTTGTGCTATTTGTAATATCAGTATTTTTTCGAGTGCATCGAGCGCCATTACGATTGTATTGCGCAGAAATTGCCCGAAATCCTGCTCCTGGCCCATCAATGTATCGGCAAACGAATCGCCCACGGAAGCGGCAAGGTCGAGATACGAACGGGCACGGCTTTCGTTGATGTCGGCTTCCTTCTTTTGAATTTCTTTTAATTGCGCGATTGAATCGTCAACCATCGCAATTGTATCGTCGATTGATATTTTAATCTTCCCATCATCGGCTGTGGCCATTTCGTCAATTACTTTCTGACCCTCTTCACGGATTTTAATTTTCGATTCGATGATTTGTAATTCGATATCGGAAGTATCTTTTCCTTGCTGTATAAGCAGCGCTTTTTGTGTTTCGAGGTAAGCCAGTTCGGCAATCTGCATTTTTACCTGGTACTCTTCTTTTGTAATTTGCTCGTCGTAATATGATTTTTTAATAATTGTGAGCCGGTCGTTGTAAGCGCCTTGTAATTCTTCGTTGGCAGTTTTAGCGGCTAACTTTTCAGTTTTTGCTGCATCGCGTTCGGCTTTTTCACGGGCCTTCTTTTCTGCTTTTGTTTCAGTATCGGTACCACCCCCGCCAGTTCCTCCGGTCGATGATGCGCCTGCACTATTCCCTGATGCCACTTCCTGGTCGAGCATCCCTTGATATTTCTCTATCTGTATTTCTAACTCCTTGATTCGTTCGCTTGTATTTTTTGATTTAGATGCGGCATTTGCAGCGGCAAACATTGTCGGGCTTTTTACAAAATTCCATGCCTGGCGGAACATGCCCGGATCGCCACCTTCGCCGGCCTTCAGTTTGCCAATTTCCTTTTGCGCCTCCTTGATGTTTTCGGTGGCAGCTTCGATGCGTGCTTTGTGCTCGAGCGCATCGATGTATTTTTTTGTGGCGGCGGTGGCAGCATCGGTATTGATGGTTTCGAGCGTTAAACCTCCCAAATATTGCGGAGAAAGCTGGTTTAGTTTTTCGATTGCTGCCTGCCGGGTGGCTTTTGTGAGCAGTTCGTTTTGTGCCACACGCAGCAGCTGTTCCATCTCCACCCTTTCGTCGATAATGCTTTGGCTTGCCTTTTGGTTTACATCGTCGAGGGCTTTTTGTGCGATCTGTGCCTCACTTAATTTTTGCGAATAGAAATACAATGCGGTACCAATGGCCATAATTGCCCCCACCAATAGACCGATCGGACTGACTTTTACAATCGAATTGAAAAGCCGCCATGCCTGTGCTGCACGGGTTACATTTCCGGTAAGGAGTGCCTGTGCGGCTGCCATCAACAACATGGCAGCGCGTTCGGTATTGTGCCATATTACGCGGACTTTTTGAAGTGCCAGCGAAATAACGCTCCCGGCATTATGTCGTTCGGTCCACATTGCCGATAATTTAACGGCTACGGTGTAACCGATGATGGCAGAAGTGGCAACAACGATTGTCGAGCCGTATTTCTGGAAGAAATTAACCATTACCAGGGTAATAGAAAGCATTTTCCCAAACCACCCGGTAGCAAGTGTAAGCGCGGGGGTCAGTTTTTGCCCCAGTTCGATCGATATGATATTGATCCGGTTTTTAGCCTGTGCCAGCCGTGCGTTGTTATTCGCGGTATTGATGGCCGCTTGCTCCATCGCTACATTGGTACCCGTGACCGCTTTTTCGTAGTTTTTAAGCTCGCCAATATTGGTCATTAATATCTGTGCGGTGGTGATATTTTCGGTGCCAAATAGCTTGAGCAGTTCGGTAACCGACAAGTTTTTTTTCGCAAGGTTTTCGAATGCTGCAGACATTCCTACAATGGCAGGGTTGGTATCGTCGGCACCTTTCTGCAGATCGAGTAAAACACCTTTAAGTGTGCGGCCTGCAATTTCGGGCGCTGAAATACGTGGTGCCAGGGTTTCGATGGTCGCGATTAATGTTTCGAGCGGAATACCTGCCTGTTTGGCTACGGTTCCTGACTTCTCGATGGCTTGCGTCAAATAAGGGATTTCGCCGGCACCTTCTTTAGAGCCTGCTCCCAATGCGTTGATGATGCGCCTGGCTTCGCTGGCCGGCACATTGTATTGGTTCATCACCATCGTAAGGGCTTCGATAGCTGGCTGCAGTTCCGTTTTTGCAGCGTTGGCAAGGATAATCGCGTTTTGTGTAACGTCGACCAGCGCTTCTTTATTCTTCAAAAGTTCGGGGCGTGCCGATCCGGTTTTTGTAAATGCATCGATAATTTCCTGCGCGCTTTGAGTAACCCGGATGCCTCCTTCGAGGGTGGCGGTGCTCATATCTTTCGCTTTTTGTGTTAGCCAGTCGAGCGATGCGCCTGCCAATCCGGTAAGTGCCGACAGATTACCAACCCGTTCCTCAAAATCGTTGAAGGTTTTCACGAGGTTTTTGAATCCCAATACCACACCCGTTACGGATGCAATACCCATCGTAATCATACCAAAATACCGGTTGATACCATCTGCCATGCCACGCAACGACCATGAAGAGGTGATAGCCGCTATTTGTTGCTGGTGTTGTGCCATTACACCACGTAACTGCTGAATTGCCCGGGCATGGCGGATGTATTCGTCCGATCCGATTGTCATACGGGCCTGCTCGTTAATAAGACGTGTCATTTCGGCGCGGATGCTGCGAACGTCGTTACTGACTTGCTGACCATTTATGTAAAGCGTTATTCGCCTGTCGTAACTTGCCATTTTGTTTGTTTTTGGCTAAGGTACGGGGAGGCATGGGGGCGGGAAAGGACAGTTTTGAGAGGGGGTGAGGGTGAGAAGGGGTGAGGGGGAGAAAGGGAGAGAGGGAGAGGGGGTGAGGGTAGAGACGCACGGCCGTGCGTCTCTACAAATCGCACCCGGGGTTTTATTTGATTTTCAATAACCACACATACCCGGAACCATTATAATGCAGTTTGAAACCGTTCGTTTCCATCAGCGCGTTGATTTCGAAGGGGAAAATGGAATCCTGGATCGGGTCCATCTCGTCAATCAACTCAAGGGTTGATTTTGTATCGTCGGCATCGGCGGGTGTGGAGCATGGTTCGTAAAAAGCAATGAGGGCTTCGATCAGTTTTGCGGCGATAGGCGTGGTTTGGGGTTGTTCTGTGTTTGTTTCCATGTTAAGGCGATTTTAAGGACCCGGCAGCGGGTCGCCAAACCATACATCCAGTTACACAAAGTAAGCAAGAAGTTGCTGCCGGGTAAGGCCTTAACTTATGCATTTGTGCAACTGAACTGAAATATATGGTTTGGCGACCCAAAAGTAATAAAAAATATGGTTTGGCGACCCGTGTGTTTTTAGAAATTATTTTTTGTCACTGTATTTTTTCATTGCCACCATCACTTCATGTGGATTGAAAAAGCATTTGCGAGCAACCTGTATATAAGGGATAATACCTTCGTTTTTGTACCGCTGCGCGGTGGCTATACTCACATGCAAAAAATCGGAAAGTTCGCGGATGGAGTGAATCATTCGCGGTTCTGGATCTGGTGTCTCAATAGTTTTTATTCCATTTAGTCCTTCGATTACCGCTTGCCGAACGACTTCGGCGAGTTTGTTTTCGTCAATTTGAATTGTCAACATGGCTTAATATTTAATTATGGTTTTTTGATTTTTTTGAGATAACCACGCAAAGCGCTAAGTGCCCTGCTAATTTCAATGGCATTTTTGAATTCAACCTTTTGGGTATCATCCATCGTGTCGTTGATGTAGCAAATAGCGTCGGCCAATACTTCCAAATTGCATTCTAAAAAATCGTTATTTGCATTCTGAAATCCTTTGAGTGTGTTGATTGCGTCTTCGGTTAAAACAACACCTTCGATAATCATTGCTGGTTTTGTTTCTGAATTTTTCATAACTTTGTACTGTTTTTGAATTTATAATCTGAATTTTTAAACTTGCCCCGGTTAGCGTTCTAGCGCTACCGGGGTTTTTGATTTATATAGATCAACCAGTTTAAGGTTGATTTTTTCAATTTCTGCCTCACGCTCTTTGGTTCGAAGTTTCAATAGCTCTTTTTTGTAACCTTCTGGCATTGGGTTTTCTTCTGGTTGGCTCGCTTTACGCTGATAAAGAAGCAGGCATTTATACTTACTAATAGCAGACTGGTAGTTCTTTTTTAGGCGCAACAGATCGGTAATATCGTTTGGTAATTCGGATGCGATTGCTTTTAGCCCATCGGCAACTTCGGGCATACGTTTTTCTTCAGTAAGGGTTGGTTTAATTTGTGCCCATTCGGTTGGTTCATAACTCAAACACAAATCGCGGTGACGTTTCTGCTCTGCAATATATTCCATTACCTGGTCTCTAATGCTTAATGCACTGTTGATATTTAGTGCATATGTGCGAATGTCTTCGAGTTGCGAAATTTTTGACTCGTTTCCATTGTACAGGTAATTGAATATCGCAACCTGGTATTCAATAAATAATTTCTGCAAATGAGGGTGCACAATCTCGGCATTTATTATCTGTATCCACCGAATAAAACCCCTCCTACCCACACATAACCTTAATCTTTTGTCGCCAAAAGCTAACTCGTGGTACTTTTTTGTACCCTCACTTTGCAAAATTGGATCTTCTAAAAATCTTCTTTTTTGACTTTTAAAATTAATTCCGAAAAATTTACATACCGGTTCAACAAAAATACTTCCATCATCATTGATAATAAGTGTTCTTAATGCGCTTTCTATACTTTTTTCCATAATCTAAATGAATAAATAAATTACAGTACAAATATACAATAGTATTTCTAATAATGTCTAAGAAATACTATTTATTTTTAAAAAATAACAAAGATTTTTTTTTATGCTTTTAGAATGTATTTTTTAGATGTATATTTGTAATACTTTATAATACTCAGAAATACTTTTAAATATCAAATATGGTAAAAGAAGCAACAAGCCTAAAACTTGATAAGCATGTGATGGACAGGCTTAGACAAGAGGCAAAAAAACAAAATCGATCCATCAATAATTATATGGAGACTGTTCTGATTCAATATTTTGAGAAAATGGATCAAAAACAAGAAACAGAAAACCCTGGTGAATAACCAGGGTTTTCTGTTTTAAATAAGATTAAAGTATTTGAGCAAGGCAAATATTATCAGAAATATTGTGCCAACTACAATATTTGTAAGTATCCTGCGCTTAAAGCGTTTTTGCCAATTGTGTTGGTACATATAACTCAGTTTTTTGTGATTACTCTTATTAATCTATTTCTTACTGAATTAGCTGTTTGCATCGCATTACTACCCTCAAAAGAAAAAATAGTAGAGTGATTAAACCTTTCATTTGTCCATTGAATTGTTACAAAGGAAAGTTCATTTTTTTTCTTTTTTCTCCATGCTAAAGCAAAAATACCCACTAAAAATACTCTTCCAAGCGTTACTTTATTTTCTATTGTGGCTGCATCTTCTATTAAAATTTCTTTAATAGAAATCAAGGGTATTGAGCCCTTATAAACAGGATATAAACTTTTACTTGAATCTGCAATGATTAAATCTTCATTCTTCTTATAAACCTTGCAATGTTGAATATTATTATCTATTGATGGATGTCCACCAACATATGCACCTACTTCAATAAAATTAGTAGAATCAATTCCTGCTTTTTTCATCCTTTCCTTATCCTTTTTATCTTTAGCGTTTCCACTAATAGTTAGATAAACAATGAGTAAGGTAAAAATGAGAAGGTAAAACCAAAATAGCCAAGTAGTATGGTAATCTCCTTGGGCATCTTCTTCACATGAATAAAGAAAAAATAGTAGAATAGTTGGAAGTAGTTTTTTCATAATAAATTTGGTTGATGATTTTACACCAAATTTACGAAAAAATAAATTGAAATAAAATACGTAAAAGTTACGACATATTAAAGCCCTTCGAGGGTCTTCGACCGCTCGAAGGGCTGCGCGATTATCTTATTAACATGCGGGTGGCATTGACAGCGGCATCGGCATTAATTTCGGCAAGTTTATCGGCCAACTCGGGAAGTGATTGCTCAATAACCGGGTTAAACCATTCGAATGGAACCCGGACTTTGCCCTGGTTATTGCTGAATATTGAGTCTTCGCGCGCTGTGCGGACGACCATTCCGCCCTGCATTTCGTAACCACGGCCTACACCTTTGTGAACAAATACACCATGACGTTCGAACACAAACGATAAACCTGTGATTACGCCGTAGGTCAGGCGGGTACGGGTACGAATGCTGTTTTCGAGTTTGCGTTCTGTACGTCCGGGACGTTGTATGGTGCCTTCTTTTCCATGCTGCAGCATCACAGCGGCTCCGCGCATGTAGCGTTGAACCATCGATGCCCAGTTGTTGACGGCGTCGTTTTGGTCTTTAATATTTGCTCCCGTTGATGATATTACAGGTGATGATCCGGAGCCGTTCAGCCCTGGTGCATAATTACCCGATGGATTATTTGCCTGATACATAGTAGTTACGTTGGTATATCAACTTCGAGGTTCCATTTTAGCGGATCGACATCGGTTGTATAAGGTGAAACGATTGTATAGGTGCAGCGGATGCCATAATCCTGGCTAAAAGTGTTATTGATCAGGGCAATTTCTACCGTGTTCAGATCGAAATCGCGGACTGCCTTTGCCAACGGATTACGTTTGTCGTTCTTGATACGGGCAATCATGTCATCACAAATCGACTCCATATTGTCCCAGATTGTGTTCATGGCGTCAAAATCGCCTGCATCACTTAGGTGATCAATCAATATAAATGCGCCTGTACGCTCCTTCAGAACATTATCGCTCAACTGATCTTTTAGTTTATATCGGTATCCTTCCAATATCAATGCCGGGTAATTGATATCTTTCAGGTTTGTAAGTACTTCTTCCAGTTCCATGCGGTAGAAATGTTTCTCGTTTGCGCTGTGGCCTATCGCATTGTGCTGCGCAGCCAGGGTGCGGAAATACTGTATTAAATCGGAGAACTTAGATTGCATGATATTATATTTTAAAAAATTTCACGAATTAGAACGAATTAGACGAATCAAGCCTTACGGGCATTTTCTTTGTATTTATTAGTCAGGTACCGGAAGACGGTATGCACCGACAGTTCGGCGTATTTATCCCTGTTTACCAGGTCATCACCTACCAGCGAATTGAATAGTTTTATCCAGGGGGAAGGGCGAGAGGGTGATTGAGAGACGGGGTGAGGGGGAGATGGGGTTTCGGTCGATGCCTGAAATATCAGCGGGTAGGCTTGTTGCAGCCACATTAGGATCAAACCATAATTGAACGCAATCGCCTGCCGGGTTTCAATATCAATGTTAGCAATCGTCAATACCCGGGCGGAGGTGGTAGCATGGTCAAATTTTTCACCGGGTAACATATACAGTGTAGCAACGAGGTTATTGAGTAGGGGCGATCCTGCGTGATCGTCCTTACTCAATAACCTACCCGTCTGTTCGCCATTTTTACCCGTACGGGCGGTGGACATCCAATCATTGTAATACGAATCGGCAAAAATGAATTGGCCGAAGGTCATCCCTTCTAATTTTGGTTTTGGGCAAATGAATTTGGTGCCAGGCAGCTCGCGGATGATAAACGCGTTGTGCACATTGCCTGCCCTGGCCACAAACTCAATCCCTTCCGATAGTTTCAATAATTCGTAAGGAGATAGTTTTTTCAGCAGGCTTTGGTTAATGCCAGTAAGAACCGACAGAAACCGATCGTCGGGTTCGGCGCCATTGATCATTCGCGAGATGGCAATAAACTGGCGTTCGGTAAGCTCACCCCAGCTGGTGGGGGCTTTGCCGGTGGCGGTTCGTTTAAAGATCAGGAAGGGATATGTGATTGAGATATCTATCATGATAAGGATTTTTTAAGAAATGGGCGATCACGCAGGATCGCCCTTACGCCCAGAAGGTTTTTTTGTCTTTATTATCACGGCGTAGTACACGGCCGGTCGATGGTGTTACGTCGGGCCAGTCGGCGGCATGGGTGGTAAGGTAGGCACGCAGCGCGTCGAGGTAAGCATTGCCATACGAGCGGTTGCGCATTACCAGGATGGCGATACGGTCGGGAGCCGATGGGCCATTTTCGGTATCGTTGCCGGCAAATGCTTTTACCGACGAGAAATAAAGACCGTTGTCTTTCAGATCGGCGCCCGATTCTTCCATTAGCAGGGCCGACGATAACCAGGCGATGGGTTTTCGGATATATGGAAGCAGCGCAATTACTTTCGCATCGGGTTCATCTTTCACCATTTCAGCCTTTACAAAATCGAAAGCGACGGGACCAAGTACAGGTGCTATTTCGATTTCTTCGACGAGCTGCATGTGTGCTTTCATCCGCAGAAATGTTAACCGGCTTTTATTGATAAAAACAATGTCATTGAAAACGTCGGTGGTGGGGATAAACGACGACCGGAAAAGCGTATTGACCGCTGATAATTTGAACTCTCCAAACGTGGCGAGGTTGGTTTCGATGTATTTCAATACCGAATCGAGACCGTTAAACCCGTTTGTCCGGAAATAGTTTTTCAGGTTTTCTTCCTGGTATTTAAAGAGACCTTTCACCTCGGTTGATTCGGTACGCTTGAACCCGGCATCGGTAATGTGTGCATTCAACAGATCGAAGCCGATCCAGTAAGCGAGATGAATAACCGATTGTTGCGAGAGTCGTAGCAGCTCAGCAGTTTTCTCCTGTGCTTCGGTGAGTGGATTTATAAACTCGGTGTCGTAAAACTCCTGAAGTTCGTCGTACATATCCTGACCAATTACGGGAACCAGGTAATCGCGTTCGGCATTGGCAATATGTGGTGCAACCGTATCAAAGTTAGAGGCAGCGCTGACGGAAGCGAATTGTTTCACTTCCTGCATTTTTGGGTTTTTTTCTTTTGTGAAAAGCATATTACACGAATTTTAGCGAATTACACGAATGTTATAGAGCATTTAAAAAACCAAATTTGGTTCTATATGATTTTCATCATAATCTCCTTCACTACAATATATGACACCTTGATTGGAAGAATCGTTTCCATTTTGAATTATTAATCCAGTAACCTCGCCTTCATAGGCATAACAAGATAGATTTTCATCAAACATTTCAAGTTTTTCTTTTAGTTTTTTTATTGTTATCATTTTGACAGATTTAAAAACGGATTACACGAATTATGATATCATTTCAATTATACTACTTTTTGTCATATTTAATGCCTCGTCAAGGAATGAAACAAACTTTTCTTTCGACACTTCAGTGATTCTTTGATCGTATATATCGATAAACTTTAATTCATAGCTTTCGTATGGATCGACATTAATTCTTCCGGCATCATGGTTACCTCCCTGTATTTTTATGCATTCTACACTTACACCGTAATCATCAACATACTCAATATGGATGATTTTAATAAAGCAGGTAGCAGCCAGGCAATAATACTTTCCAATTAAAAAGCTATAATCTTTTAAGCCTTCCTGTTCAAGTTGTGCCTTTAACGAACTGAGCTCATCTTCCTTTTTCTTGATTTGATTTAAAATTTCTTCAACCATTGTATTTTGATTTTAAGGAAATTACGAAAGCGTTTTTTTAGTACCAGCACCCGTGTCCAGGGTAGTCAGCACGGTATTACGGAAACGCCATTCAATATCTTCATCGGCGCCATTGTAGCGCGTCATCAGTTCGAGCGGGTCCATCAGATCCTGCCGGTCGAGCCAGCAGTTGGCAATGTTCACCAGGTATGCCTCGCGGATATTGCTGCCGCCCTGGTTACCGGCGTAGGTTCCTCCGGGCATACCTGCACCCAGCACGTTGGGATTGACCATAATCGAAAACATGATTTCGGAATTGGCAGCTGCCGAGGTAACGAGGTTCTGATCGTTCGATAACTTATTTTCGAGCGGTTTGATAATCCATTGTTCTTCAGCACGGCCATTGTTCGGATTGATTTCGAAGAAAGTAAAAATAGGTTTATCGGCGCCCTCGGTTCCGCATAGGTTATCTTCGATGCTGTCCATGTAACTTTCGATGGCCTGTTTACGCAATTCGGTATCCGGATAGTCGGTTTTTGGAAATTGCTTGTCCCAGAATGCATAAGGAATCTGGATATGCCACTTCCAGGTAATCTGGTTTTCGTAGGCTTTTTTCAGGAAGGCGGGTACCTTCTTTGCAATATCGATCCACCCTGCAAGGTAGGCTGCCCACCATATGGGGGAGCTGTAGTTTTCACCATTGCCCCAGCTGTCGCGGATAACTAAGATAAATGATTTCCCTTTTGTCTGATTTCCCCAACGGCGGCGTTGCAAATCGGCATAAGGATCGTACTCGTCGAGCGTATCAAAAACCTGGTATTCATCTTCGCTTGGTGTATCTGGCCATTTGCCCGAAACAACACATCGGTTGTTGATGCCGGTTTTAGTATCGGGAAATTCAAGCCGGCAATATTTTGCATTAATGGTATTAATACCGACGATCTTGCTGCCATCAACATTAAAAATGAGTTGCACAAAAGCACAACCAAATTTTAGGTAATCGCGCAGCGCTTTAGCCATATAACGGCGGACCATCCGCGAATTGGCAAAAGCAACAAGTGTTTTATCTTTTACTTTTTCGAGGATCTCGTTCCCATTTTCATCGAAATCAATCACTTTACAGGCGAAGATTCCCTGCCCCAGCGTGAAATTACGCGTAAACTTTAACCCTGTATTGAGCACACCCACACTGCCGATGATCGCATCTGCTTTGGTTGGGAAATCGTTATTCGGTCCCCACGATGATATCTTGATATCGCCAACAGATGTGTAATCATCCAATGGGTATTTGGGCTGCTGTACATTCTTTGGTTTGTCTGCAGGAGTACCGGTGGTGTTTGCCATGTAGCTTTTCCCGTATGCCAGTAACGGGACGCCTTCGCGGTTGAATAGGATATCTGCCATTACGATTTATGATTTACGATTTGGGATTTATGAATTGTAATGAAACCTTTCTTTTCTAATTCAAGTAATTCGAAATTATCCAGGTATGTACAACGATCGCCAACTGTTCCATAATTAGCAGCTTGTTGGTAAATTAATTGATGTTCTTTTCTGTGCGAAGGATTCTTCTTATCAAGGATAATCCTTGTTTTTGAACTTAATGGATACGGTTCGCGCCCTTCAAATTCAATTGCCTTTAGCTGTGTTACTGAAAATATTCTCATGTCTTTAATATAAAATCACAATAAAGTTAATCACATAGAATCGCCCTTACATCTTCACTTTTTTACCGTTCCATTCAATTATGCCGTCGATATGAACGGGGGTGACGTGGCCAATTGATTTGTTATCTGTATCAACCGCCAACACACCGCGCATACGGTTACCCTTCATATCGAAGCGCAATCCGGCCGCTACGGCACGGGGTATAAAGATGATTTCGCCCCGCTTGGTCACAAATTTGATCGAGAAGGTTACCTGCCGGCCGTCGGGAGTCTCTTTGATCTCGTACTCTTTGAGTGCCAGGTTGCGACGAATGGTTTGAACAACTGTCATAATCTTGTTTTTGAGTAAAGATATAGGGAGGTGATGGGGAGGGAAAGGACAAAAAAAGATCAGAATTTTGGGAATTAAAAAAGCCCGGCGGTTAGCCGGGCTGAGGATTGTGAAAATTGATTTTTATTGCTGCGTAATTTAGTATTTATTCCTGAATACAATTGATAATATTCTCAAGGTTATCAGCTGTCATATTCTGATTATTCAGGTAGTTGCTGATTGTTGCAGGGCGGATGCCAACTGCTTCTGCAATCTTTGCCTGCGTAAGTTTACGCGGGCTGAACTTTGCACGGCTGATCAGGTTTGAGAGTAACAATCGTAGGGAGATTTTGCCTTTGCCAGTTACGATGCAGAAAACAAAATCGTCGATTGTGTTGTCTGTTGAATGCATGTAAGCTGGCCATGGAGAATCGTCTTCTCCAGCTTCGAGCATATCGGGTGTCGGAATGGCCGTTTGCGCCTCTATAATGAAGGTACGGGCGATCAATTCATAACAGGCATTCAGTACCTGCAGCGATTCGAGACCTTCGGGTGTGATGTCGCCAAAATCACGCTGGGCTTCGAGTTGTTCAATGGCCGATGATACAGCGGTCATTGCTTCAATAATTGGTTCGTTCATTTATAGTTAGTATTAATTATTCTAATTTATAATTGTAATTTTCATTTACATAGTTGCGGATTTCATTTATATACTTCTCGGAATTTCCGTTTTCAAAATCAGTTATTTCTTCGTCTGTTAAATACCACAAATAACCCTGATCTTCCGCTTCGTCATTCAGTAATATCCATTCGGCTACATTTCCCCCATTTTCCTTAATAAAAGAAGCATTGTCATGTACTAAGGAATCGATCATCGTTTTAATTGAATTTTTCATTTCAGTAAATTTTAATTGTGAATAAAAATTCCCGGAGGGTGCGATTGAAATACATAGCGAATATACGTTATAACGTAACGCAAAACAAATTTTCAATGTTAATTAATTATTAATTGTTACGTTATATCGTAATTAATAATTACAAATAATCTTTGAATGCTTTTTTGCAAGGCTCCACCAAATAAATTAAGGAAAAGAAATAAACTTATAGATTGATTTTGATGAGAATGGAGGATGTTGTTGAAAGGAGGGGGAGTTGGCAAAAAATAAACAAACAAACCCGATAGAGTGCCCGGGACCGCAGGTACAGCTTTTTGCAAAAAAGCCAGGCCGGTAACGGACTGGAGGCACGGAATTCCACTTTGCGGCGCGGCGGGATAGTACAAGACTATCCACCGGGAGTTGTTGGGTACAACATCCAAACCTTTGTTTACTTTCAGATTAAGGGCGCATTCTCAAAGAAACAAGTAAGAAAACTAAGCCCGTGCACAAAAAAACTACATGTTATTTTTAATTAGTCTAAATTAATGATTCGTCAAGAGCGGGGGCGGTGCTGTGTTTGGCGTGCTCCTGCTCAGGTGGTGTGGCGTGCTCCGGTTTAAAAACCTGTGTATTGGCAAACAAATAACAGAGCGGCCAATATTTGTAATCTTCCGGCTCGGTTGCTCCCTCGGCTACCTGCGAACCTTGGCGGGGTTGTCCCCAAATCAGAAAAGCCTTCGAACCGCGGGTAATTGTATAACCTGCATCTTTCCATTGCCAGAAAGTTCTGAATTCCGAAATGTTGGGATCTGCTTTTTCGTAGATCTCTTTCAATCCTTCGTTTACGCTGTCGATTGCTCCTGCCTTTACTAATATTCTGATTGCTGCGGATAACTGAATCAAAGCGGCGCGGTTGGCTTTGTATTGTTCCTTTTTACTATTTTTGTTCATCGCTTAAATTATTTGAGTGGTAAAATTTGACTTGGGGGCAACTGGAGAGCTGCCCCCTTTTTTGTTTATGCTTCAATCTGTGCGGCAATCTCCAGCCGTTTAGCATCAATGCGGTTCATCATAAAGGTGATAACCTCCGAAATGATAACCGGATTTTTCAGCGTAAAAATTGAGGCTTTACGGTACCCACCTGTTCCACCTTCCACGCTCAAAATATAATCCTCATTCTCGAAATCGTTGGTTACTGCGATTTCGTGCAACTTCTGGGCGTGTCCTTCCAGTGCCTCGGCGTTACCGTTCAAAATAGCCAGGCGCCGGATGAGTTCCTTTTTCTC